CAGCAGATGCGAATGTTTGGCATCCGCCAAGGTGTGGAATTTTTTCCTGCCCAGGACAACTTTGGTAATCAGCGTAAGGACTTCTTAGATCGGGTTGCCAAGTACAACCAGCTGGACACTCGCTTAGACTCTATCTGGGATTATTATCTTTGTGATGGACAAGGTCTGTTTTATATCCGCCCTACGCAAAACAATTATCGTCTTTATTATTTTCGGAAACATGAATATCGTACCTATTACAACGTGGATGGCGAGCTGGATGAGGTTGTAATCATCTACAGCTACAAAGTCCGTAAGGGGAAGGGCTTTGGGCAGCAAGAGATTCTTGAATCAAACGTGCTCACCGGACAAGGCGGAATGGGTGCAGGCGGCACTAAAAAATACATTAAGCTTTCAATTAAACGACGTACTATTACTGAAACACATTCTGATGGTGTTATTTCCTTTGACACGCCTGATGCCTCAATGGCTCCAGGTAAATCAACTCAACTAAAAAATACTTTAAACTTCATCCCTTGTGTTGAAATTTTTAATAACCCAAAAGGTTTTTCTACTGAAGGTGTAGGTGAATTTGATGCATTAGCTGATCAAATTATCACGCATGATGAGATGACCCGTAACATGCGGAAAAACATTCAATTCTTCGGAAATCCTACATTACTGTCATCTCGTCCAAAAACTGACTTAATGGAATCTGGCGGCGATACTGTCGTCCAGCGTCCTTCTATCGCGGCTAACTCAGGCTTTGCCGGAATGGGAAGCCTTAGCCGATCCGCATTCAAACAGGATCCTGTGTCTAGGGGAATGGACGGACAGCTCCGTGTACCCCGTGTAATTGCTAACTTGGAACCGAATGATCGTGTTGGATATATTGTTCCAGATGCTGTCACTGGAGACCAAGTATCTTTTACCAAGATGTTGCGTGAAGAGATTCGTACTGCATTAGGTGGGCAAGACGAGATCAGTATATCTGCAGGTGTTACCGCTACTGAACTGAAATCGATATATGGCCGTGTTGCGGCTACCGCTAAGAAGAAGTCGAATTCTATTTATACTCACGGTATCGCTAGATGTATGGAGTTAATACTGTTCCAAGAGGAACGGTTATTTCGGGATACCTTGGCGCAGGCAGCCCAGATTGAAAAACCCGTAGACCTGCCTGAAGAAGCTTCAGCTGAAGCCATTGCGATGTATGACCAGGCAATGGCAGCGTATGACGATCAGGTAAAACAGTTAATGATGGCCTGTCTTCAGACAGAAATGCTTCCACCTGGCGTGATCGGTCTTATCCCAGATGGGGACGTTACCGTTCAATGGCGTTGGCTAGGTCCAGTTTACGAAGACACCTCGCAGGATTTGATTAACAATTCAATTGTTGTTAGAAACCTGCAAGAGTTGGGTGTTGATAGTATAGAAGCACTGAAGTTTCTTTTCCCTCAAAAAACGGATGAGGAACGAGCCTCGATGTTATCGGGGTTCCCATTCAGGATGGTGGGTGAATTACAGAGTGCTTACTCTCAGTTTGCCCGCCTGGTGGGGGGAATGATGCAGACCCCCCATCCGCAGTCACCGGATCTTCCAATGGCTGCAGATCCACGTTTGGATTTAACCCCTTATCTGTATCGAACTCTTGAAGCGTTACAACAGGAGATGAGTTATGCAGGACGCTACCGTCCAATCGATCCCACAGACGAGCCAAGCACCAGCGGCCGTCGCACCCAGCAGCTACGTGGCGGCAGCACCGGCACCTCAAGCTCCGGTGGCGGCTCCGCAGGCTCCGGTGCAGCAGGTGGCTACGAGCTACCCCCAAACCGTCCAGGGTCAACCTACCAGTTACCAATCCGCCCCGTCTCAATACGTCCCCCAATCCCAACCGGCGGCTCCGGCTCCGGAGGGGAATCCATGGGAATCGGCGTTCAACAAGGTGGTGGGACTGCTGAGTCAGCCAGCCCCATCCCCGTTCCAGGGTCAACCGTCAACGACGACCCAGGCTCCTCAAGCTATCCCGGCCAACTGGGCACAGGCGGAGCAAATCAGCCCAGGTATCAGTCAATCGGATCGCCTGACTTGGTCTCCCAGCCAGGTATCCTCTCCCAACTCTTCCCCAACCTCCTCGAATCTTTACGGGCAGGAAGCGGCGGAGGCCCACGCAGTAGTGAACAACGCGGTAGCGGATTACTACGACCTGAGTCAGGAGAGCCGTCAGGTGATCGACGCGTTCGGGGTAGAAGCTCCGGCGATTCTAAACAACTACGCGGTAAATCTCGAAGGTCTTCTGGATCAGGCCGTGACGTGGGGTCACAAGGCCGCACACGAACTCCACGCGTACGCTGATTTCGCAATTCGTGAACGCACTGAGAATAAGGCATACAACGAGATTCTCACCAATCCCGATGTACTGTCTGACTACACCCTGAAGTTCTTTGGTCCTCAAGGTCCATACCCTGTGTATGAATCTGAAAGCGATCTGGAAACTCGTGGCTATCCGACACAGGCTCCCGCAGCTCAAGGTGTTGCTCCTCAGCAAATGCCCGCTCCCCCTCAGCAGGCCGCTCCTACGAATTCCCGTGATTTCTGGAATAGTTTTAGCAACCAGATGATCAGCGACCCTCAGAATGCATGGCGCGTTTTGAACCAAGCTCAACCTAACGTTGTAGCAAACAAATTGTTTGTTGCTGAGTGATAAATAGCAGTCGGTAATTGATAAATTACCGGCTGTTAAAATCTTGATAGTAAGACAAACGTCTGAAAACTTTCACCCGATTAACCTACACGTCCTGGAGGATAACTAACGGTGTTCATTGATAACGATTTTCCCAAGCTCCTAGGTGCGGAGCTTTATCGTCCACACCCCGCTTATGTTGCTGAAATGGCAACTGAGCCCGTGGTCGTCCACGATTTTACACGCCAGCCCGGCCAAACTGTGCAGCTTGATCGCTACAAGTTCTGGTCTTCTCCTGGTACAAAGGATAGCCGTGAGCGCGTAGCTGACGAGACTATCGGTACCGCCAACAGCCGCAACATCACAAAAGAGAAGGTGTTGGTTGTGCTGAAGGAGTACACCGGCCCTGCCGACCCGTCTGATCCCACCCAAGCATCCACCTTCAAGATTGCTCGGGAAACCCTGGTTACTGCACAGCGTCTGCTGCTGGATACCGGCAACCTGAACATGTTCCACCAGTCTATCGGTAGCCTGACGCTGCTCGATGACTATCGTCGTTGGCGCGATCGCGTGTTCCTTGATGAACTCGCCAAAGCTGAAGCCAATGGTCTTGCTTCTTCTTCACAAGGTGGTTACTATTTTGCTGGTGGCAAAGAGAAGGACAGCCAGAGCCGTATTTCTTACACCGCCGCTGAATATACCGCACAGGTTCAACAGTTCTCTGTCCGTACCGACCTGCTGACTGTTGTTAAGGATCTCCGCAAGCGTAATACTCCTACCTTCGCTGACGGTCTGTATCGCTGCATTTGCGATCCCACCTTCATGATGCATCTGCGTCGTGACGAAGACTTCCGCGAGATCGCCCGCTACAGCGGCAACCCTGGTCAAGGCATGTACATGGCTAACCCCATGATGCCTAACAACACCAGCTTCTACATGGGACCACAGGCTGGCCAAGCCTACTTCCTGGCTGGTGAGCCCGTCATGCCGACTGGTGTTCAGTTTGAGGGTGTTAAGTTCTACGAGTCAACCAACTTCCCGACCAAGAACATTACCGCTTCTTTCAATGGCGGTGGTGCTTATTCTTCTCAAGAAGTGGCTCAAGGTTACTTCTTCGGTCCTCAGTCCATCGGTGTTGGTATCGGCGGTCCTAACGCCCAGGTGCTCATCAATAACAACGATGACTTCAGCCGCTTCATTATCCTCATCTGGCAGCTTTATGCAGGCTTCGAGATTCTGAACAAGGATTTCGTCACTACCGCATTCAGCTTCGTCTCTGATGATGGTGACGTTTGATTTTGATAGAGTCATTAAGTAAACATTCTCAGGAGAAATAAATGTCCTACTTGTCTTCCAAAAAGATCTATCCAGGTAACTGGACAGAGGCTTTAAATGGCTGGTACAAAAATATCGATACCAACGATAGCGGTACCAATGATGCGTCTAAAGCTGGCCCTACATCTGTGCTGGCTATTCCTGGCTACCGTTACTTCCAAGCTCGCGGCTATGTCCGCGTTACTGCTACCTCTGGTGCGGGCGCTGTCGCTTCGGCTGATGTGATCGTTCCTTCCCCTTATCGGAATGACGACACCCGTACTGATATCACCGGCCTGGTGATTTCCGGCGACAGCACTCTGCCTGCTTATGGCTACCGCGCTACCGTTGCCATCGCTTCTGGCTGGGGTGACAACCGCACTTCCTCTGGTATCTACGCTGCTACCGGCAACGTGATCTCCTTCGGTCGTGACAACTCCGGCAGCCCTGTTGCTGCTTCCGGTGTTGGTGAAGGTTTGATTCAAGCCAACCTTTCATCCACCGTTTCTGGTGGCCAAGCTGGTGAGATCTTCTTCGCTGGCGGTTCTTCTGCTGTTGCTGGAACCCCCTTCCTGACCGCAACTGGTGCTGCCGGTGTTTCCGCCGGTAAGGTCTACAACGAGCTGACTGCCGCTACCACCTTCAAGGTCTATGCCAAGGCTTCTGCCAACGCTGTTGCAACTTCCGGTGGTTTCTACATTTCCAGCGGAGATGCAAACGCTGGCAATTATGGTTACATCGTTGTTGAGCTTTGCTACGTCCAACAGGACCAAGCAGCTGATTATAACGATATCGAAGCATATCTGCCTAACAAAACTGTTAGCAGTGGCAGCTGAATAATGTAAAATAAGGCCAGTAACACTCTGGCCTTATATGATGTTATTCAGACACAAAAAAACGGGAGCAACATTAAAAGTTGTTTCTGAATGGGAAGGCGGCGATTGGAGGATGGTACAAGACTCTGATGGCCGTCTTTTTACTTGTTGGCACGAAGAGATCGAAGAAGATCAAAAGGCCACTAAAAAGGTTAAGTCGTTACAAGTTAAAGACAGAGCCAAGAAAGAAGAGCCACGTGAATTTCCCCCTGAAACGAGGCTTAACATCAACACCGCTACTCCCCAGATGATCGCTGATCATGTCCGTGGTGTGGGTTTACGAACTGCTAAGAAGATTAAGGATCTTCAAATGTCACTCTCGGGTGAAAAGTTTTCGACATTAGAACAACTTAAGACTATTAAGCAGGTAGATTGGGAATCTGTTTTTGCAAGTGACTTAATCCGCATTTGATTAGAGCCCCTGGGAAACCAGGGGTTCTTTATTTTATAATTAAAAAAAAGATAGAAGATGGCTGGTTTAATACACTTAGGGTCTATTGTTGATCCTGCAAAAGACATTTTTCCTACGACAGGCGCACATGGTGACATCCGTGTCATTCCGCAGTTTGGTCCAAAGAAAGGTCAAAAGATTGATCCTGAAACTGCTCGTTCTTTGTTACAGAACGTACGCGTGGGGGATCAAGGCTTGCCTTTGGTGGAACAGCGTACTGATGGTAAATGGGCCTGGAATTATCCAGTTACTTCACGATTTGGACAGAGGGATGCACCAACGGCTGGCGCATCTACTTTCCATCCAGGAATCGATGTTGGAATCCCTCAAGGAGCAAAGCTAGCCTACAGAGGTTACGGTAACTATACGCCAGGCGAAGGGATGGGCACATTATCAACCACAGATGCACAAGGCAGGCCCTACGATATTCAATTTTTACACACGACTCCAGGAGCGCAGTCTTCAGTATCAGCTCCAACGATTCCTACGGACATTGACGGTATGCCTGGAGGAACCACTATTCCTGGCGGTAGTGTTATTGTTCAGAACTTTGATATGCGCCCTGGTTCCAAAGAAGAAAAAAAGAAAGCTAAATTTGATTTAAAAGATTACATGATGAAAAAGTTATTAAGTAGTGCTCTAGATCCAATGGCAGGTATGAACTTTTTACAAGGATATCCAGCAACTAATCCAACACTGGCTGGAATGATGGACGGTACTTTTGACGGTCTTTACGGATTCTAATTCTATAATAGAAACATTAGGGTACAGTCTGTGGAGTTATCAACATTTGATAAAAGCCGTGTGAGATATCATCTTGGATATTTCACTGTTTCTGTGCCTGCAGGTGACTTCGCCCGTTTAGAAGAGGCGATGAACACGGTGCCTGACTCCTTGTTTTATAACAAGATTATCTATCACCTAGGTCGCTGCGATACAGCAGAAAAAAAGACTGAGGTTGCATCTGCGCCTTCTACTCGAATTGAGAAGATCGAAGGTGACGTTGACCGTACCATCAGCTCAAGCAATGCGCGGGAAGCTTTAAAGACATGGGACGAGATTTATCTGTACGAGACAAATGCGCTTGCACAGATATTGTATGTGCCAAACTATAAAGATCCGTTCCAAGCACGTTACCGCTACGAGCGATCTGGTGCTGAATTCATTCAGGCACTTCCAGGCCCAGCTGATACCGCAGTTGGTTCTAACGTTTATTTGAACCTTACTCACCGTTAATACAATGAGTGATAAAAAAGCCCCCCGCATGTATCAGCCAGGCGTAATGTACGGCCAAGATGTTGGTTCTGATGGACAGCCTATTCGTCAAACAAGTGCTGTATTCCGTAGCATGTACCAACCCGGTGCAATGTACGGTGCAGATGTAGGCGCTCCTGCTATGTATCAGCCGGGTGTGATGTATGGAAATGATGTTACTCCTGATGGCCGGGATATTCGTCCAGGAGAACGTCAGGTTACTTCACAGCAAGAATTAGAAGAGCGAGCATATCAAGAAGAAGCTATGCGTCAGGCGCAGCAGAAAGATCCGTACGCGAATATCTTGCCCATGGGTCAAGGTCTTGGTGTTCAGTATTCTCCTGAACAAGCCATGGCAATTAATCAGATGATCTATGGCGAAAACTTTGCTCAACAGCAAACACCAAATCCCTTAATGGCTCGTTATGGTCTTCAAGCACAGGTCCGTCAACCAGCCAATCAACAAAACATGGCTCAGCTGATGGCTGATGGTGTTCTGTCAGCCATGACTGGTGAGACTGCCGAGTTCAGTGAGCCAGGTGAAAAGACGCTCTTGGACACTGCAGCCGCACAAGGCTTTTTAGAGCAGTTAGGAAGGTTTGAGCCACGCTAATGGGACGTACTAAAGCCGAGTATCAACAGCTTCTCAAGGATCCGCGCACACGTGCATTGTTAAATACAATTCGCTTTGCGGAAGGAACTGCAGGAGAGAAGGGCTACCAAACGATGTTTGGCGGCGCGACATTTGATGATATGTCACGCCATCCAGATACTGTTATTGATGGCGGTCGTTATCGCAGTGCAGCAGCAGGTGCTTATCAGTTCCTACCAGACACTTATAGTGAAGTATCACAGCAACTTGGGTTGAATGATTTCCAGCCAGGGAGTCAAGACGTAGCTGCTCTAGCTTTAATTGATCGCCGTGGGGCATTAGACCCGTTTCTACAAGGAGATAAGTTTGGTGCAGTGATGAACAGGCTTGCACCTGAGTGGGCTTCTCTTCCCACCTCAGCTGGTTCAAGCTACTACGGACAGCCTGTTAAGAGCCTGGGAGATCTTTACTCTTATTATCAAGGCCAGAAGGGCGCTCTGGATGTCCCTACAGTTGAAACTCCTACTACTGGTAATACTAAGATCATTCAAAACTTCATTCAAGGAGAGCCTGAAAAAAAGAAGGGCTTAGCAGAGAGTTTCTTAGATTCTTTTAAAGGACAGATTCTTAATCAGCTCTTACCGTTTTAGCTATGGGATTGCGCTCTTATTCTGATTATCTTGATTACGATTACACGCCGGGTGAGCTTGCGCGTATGTCGGTCAGTCAGTATGGCTTTACGCCGATGAAGGAGCAGGAAGCTATTGCAAAGCTTCGTTGGGATTCAGCGTTTACTCCTGAAGCAGTTAATCCAATGAAAACGGATGCCTTTGAGCAGTTTATGCTCATGTCTAAGTCTCCTGAAGCCTTTATGTCGAGCAAGATGACTAACCTACCTGACAGATTTTTGGCCATGCAAAACATGGTTATTTGATTTATAATTGAGAATATCTGAAAAAATACTGTGTCGTCTACTAATACCAACAAGCAACCGCTATTTGTAGATCGTCCTCTTTTCGATCACGCTCTGGTTACTACACAGATTGCAGGTAGTGAGGCAAATAAAACCTTTCAGGTTCAAGGTGGCCAAGCGCCTGCTTTGTTGGTAGATATGGACGCCTCTCTTTCTGAGGATGATAATAGTGGTGGTGTTATTGATTCATTACGTTTAACACGACAGGGTGAGTTTCAAATCCCACCTGAGTACACAATCAATGTTTCCACATCTGGCACACCGATTACATTAAGCAGCGGTGATGTTGTTTTCATTGAAGATGCTACACCCGTAACAGGAACAAATAGCGGCGTTGGATATTACACTTACACCGGAGCCGTAACCCTGACAGGTGTCAATACAGCATTGACGTATTCAGGAGGCACCGCATCTGGTTTTAGTTTGGCTGATCAGTTTATCTACAGCCAAGGAGTTGTCACTGCAGCTTTTTATCACACCCGTGGCACTACCAACCCTATTCCTGCAAGTGGCGATTACGAATTTTTGTTTGCCCAAACTCTTGTTTCAGGTGTAAATAGTATTGACTGTGCTGAAAACATGCCTGAACTTAATGCTCCTGTTGCACAAGCAGGTAATACAACTGGTTTAGCAGAGACAGCACCTCTCCGCACTCGGGGAATCTACCTGGA